ATGACCCTTTGTTGCACCCTATTTGCACCTTATAAAAATTATGGTGCAAATCCAGTGGGAACAGTCACTAAACGCCAGCTTACAAATGGCACAGTGCGCTACAGAGCGCAGGTTAGAGTTCAGCGTGAAGGCTACCCACCTTTTAAAGCATCAAAGACTTTCAGTAAGAAATCACTTGCGGATGAGTGGATAAAACGAACTGAAGCAGAAATTGAATTAAATCCAGAAAAGATGCTAAACCCAGAAGCTGAGTTAAAGCACAAAACATTGGCTGAATTTATTGATCAATACTTGGATGAGGCAGATAGTTTCGCTAGAACAAAAACAGGCGCTTTAAAATTCATTGCTAGTTTAGAGATTTCAGAGAAAAATATCTATTCATTAACGCGACAAGATTTTTCAGACTTTGCAATTGCTCGTCGTAAAGGTGATCCAATAACTGGTCGTGAAGGGGTTGCTCCTTCTACTGCATTAAAAGACTTGAGCCATATAAAGGCCGTTCTGGTGCATGCTGAATATGTATGGGGTGAGCCACTAGAGCATGTTGTAGCGGAGTTTGAAAAAGCTATGATTGGTCTAAGCAAGGCTCGAATTGTGACGAAAAGCCGATTGCGAGACCGCCTTCCAACGAATGATGAATTACAAGCTCTTACTACCCACTTCTATAAATCTTGGAAGCGGAAAAAGAAATCAGTGCCAATGCACTTGGTAATGTGGTTCGCCATCTACTCGGCTAGACGTGAAGATGAGATCTGTAGTTTACGCTTGAATGATTATGATCAAACCAATACCCAATGGCTGGTCCGTGATGCGAAGCACCCTGATGGATCTGAGGGTAATCACAAGTACGCTCATTTCGAGCCTAAGGCTATCGATCTGGTAAATAAGTTCTTAGAGAAAGATACTCGCGCCCGTATGCTTGAGCTTGGCCACTCTGATCAGCTATTGGTGCCAGTGAATGCAAAAACCGTCTCCACCTATTTCACCAGGGCATGTAATGCATTAGATATTCAAGATCTACGCTTTCATGATTTCCGACATGAAGCTGCTACTCGATACGCTGAGGATGACTTTTCAATTCCTAAGCTGCAAACCATTACACTGCATGAGTCATGGAATACGTTAAAGCGTTATGTGAACTTAAAGAAGCGTGGTCCTCGCTTAGATTTTTCGGAAGCTATGAGTATTGCTGAAGCTGATTACAACAACCACTATCGTGAATGGAATAAGAAGCAGCGGAACATATCTGAAATTGATACCTTTGAGGCTTTTAATCCTTCCGATGACTCTGAAATAGTCGCTCCATATGACTTCATTAAAGAGCAACTGGACGAATTTATTGAACAACATAAACAAAGCAAATACTTCATTAGAAAGCATGTCAAAAAGCTTAATACTCCGAATCCATTTGCTTGGAATAATGAAAAAAAAGAGTTCCGTATTTCGGAAATTCAAATCGCATGGGAAGACTGGTTTGCTGATCATGGCATAGTGGATTGGTCTAAACTTCCTACAGAAGCATCTCATTTCAGTTTTAAACAAAACAAGGTTATTCGTTTATACAAAAACCGAGTTTTAGAGTTTGATCACGAATTGAATGCTTGGCTTGATATTTCTGATACTTACTACTTTGATGAAAATACCCATATCGCAAGATAAATTTCTAATTATCTGCTTATAGCCATCAATCAATAATTAAATTTGGAATTATTCAAAATAAGATGAAAAATAGAAAAGAGATCTTCTTTGTTGTGCTTCTGTGGGGCGTAGTTGCTTACTCAATTGTATTACTAACTTTCAATACATTAAGATTTGTTTTTGACGGTGATGCTGAATTTATATCAGCTTTTGCCGCATGTCTTGGAGCCATGGGGACATTCTTTGCGGCATGTGTTGCAGCATACTTATTCACGGACTGGAAAGATCAAGCAAGATATGAATCAAATAAAGAAAGTAGTATGAGGCTTCTTGAGCACCTGAGTGCTCTTAGATATGATTTAACTGTAAAATCAGACTCCTTACGAGCGCTTATAGACTTAGACAAATTTGTAGTTATTCGCGATGAGTTTTCAACCTACGAAGCAAAAGAAAATGAAAAACTACAAGAGCATTTCTTCAAAAACAGGCATCACGCAATCTCTTTAAATAATAGCAAGTCAAAAAACATAAATGATCTATTTGTGCTTTATTCTGAAATATCCAAACACTTCATGCATATAGCAACTCCACATTCTTTAATAATGTATGATTATGGTCGATATTACATGCAAGTAATGAATACAATCGATATTAAATTACTGAATTATAATTACAATATTATAAATAGAAGTTATAACTACTTTAAAATAGAAATGAATGTTTTCCTTATTACAAAAATAATAACAGCGCTTAATAGAGAAGTTGGTTATTATGATTTTAATAGAGATAATACTATTGCTAAAAATACAAAATACCCTAATTTAATTGATATGATAGATTCAGCACTGGATAAAATAGATGTATTAGAAGCCGAGCTAATAAGAATTAGCAACCTTAATGGAAAATAAACCAAGCCCTCACTTAGAGGGCTTTTACACATATACCAACATAAACACTGCTATTTATTGTATGAGCAGAGCATCCAGAAAACAAAAGGCATAAGATTGTAATCATTGATGCAATTTTTGATCGCTGGCACACGTATGTTACTTTTTTAGAAATAGCTCTTTCTCTTTTGCACGACGGTTCACTAAACCAGTAATCTTCACACCGTTGTCATAAACCCAACGATCAAACTGTGAAGATGCTGCTTTTAAGTCCCCCTTATTGATCAAGGTCAGCATGGTACTTTTTACAAATGCAGTTTCGCCCACGTTATAAATAAAGCTTGCTAGTGCATCAAACTGGTTTTGATTAATGTTTACCTTCACGTACTTATCCAGACATGCATCAACCCATTGGCAATCGTTTTTGAGCCAAAGCTCTGCTTGACCTTGGGTGCAGGTATCACCTTTTTTAACTTTGGTACCATTGTGATATTTAATGGTGCCGTAACCAATGGTCCATACTCCACCAGTGTCGAGATAGGCATTTGCGCGGAAGCCCTCAAACTCTCGAATGATTGCAAAGCCCTGCTCTGAAATGTCGCGTAGGCCTGTGATTACTGGCGTGGTTGGCAATGAGTAACCAATGAGCTTGGCAAATTCTGTAAGCCCATTAGTGGCAATGATTGCATCACCTGCATTGACCTGATCCTGAGTAAGCTTGCCTCCTGACATAGCGCGAAGCCATGAATATGCTTGGGCGATTTGTTCTGATTGATTGATGCTCATTGCTCACCACCCTTGCCATTGCTAATGATTGAAATAAACGCTTCCTTAATTTCTGCAATTACTTCAGGAAGTGGCTTACCTTTCATAAGTGCGATTGACTGATAAAAAATACCGATGAACAGCAAGCCAAAGACAGCAAACATCAACATGACAAAACCTTGTGCCATGTGTGAGTATTTAGCTAATTCGTAATATTCAATGAATGCAGCGCCACCATACAAACTAACCAAGACGCTGAATATGAACTTAGTGATTACCCCCAAAGAAACTTGAATTTTTCCTGTTTTATCAATATCACCACTGAGTACGAGAGCAAGAATTGCCCCGACTACGGCTGGAATAATTTTAATTAGCCACGGAATTGTGTTTTCTTGCATTTCTACTTACTCAAAAATGTTTTAGTCATTTTAGGTATGCAGTTGTTATAAGTATCGATTTCTGTTGACAGTAAAAACCCTGATCTAATTAAAGATCAGGGTTCATAAGGATTTGTTGGGTGATTAATAAATAGTAAAATTACCAAATGATGATTTTAGCTTTCTCACACCGTTAGACTGAAACTCACACGTTGCAGTAGATAACGGAGAAGTAAACCGAATCAGTCGACCACAATGCACATAAAGACCATCCCCGATTTGCGGTGTTGTTAAGCCTGATTCAAGAGAATAAACCATCGTTCTTCCGTTCGACATTTCTCCTAAATCATAAATTCTCGCTTGAACAGAGTTACTATCATCAGGATTAACTTTTGGTGTGAAAATTGTATTGTTAATCAGCTCATTAGTATTATACCAACCCTTAGAATTTAGCCGCGCATATCCACCTATATTGACATTGTTTTCAAATAGAAAGGCATTACTTGTATATTGCACTTGCAGATATGGTGGAATAGGTAAATCAACATACCTAAGCTTTTTCGAGGATGCAGTTTGATTGAGTTGAACAAGATCATATTTTTTATGCAGCTCAATATTTTTAACATCTAGCCCACCATTAAAATCAGCCGTAACGATAGTTGGATTCGTAAAATTGAATTGTAATGCGTTTCTCGAGCTCTCTATCAACATGCTCTCGATTGATAATCTAATTGCTGCATTTGCCGAGTAAAATGATATAGGGGCAACGATATCCCACTGAGCACCCTTATCATCCATAATCACTTTTTCAAAACTCACACTTCCACTTGCTGAATAGTCAGCAACATTATCCCCTTGGTAACTCGCAAACCAGATTGGAAAAGAACAATAGTATGGAGCTTCGGATTTGAATGTTGTAGTGCCTGTGAAACTAACATCAACTTTACGATTGCCGTAAACAAATGCTATGACACCATAGTTATTGCAGTTCTTAAATGTGGCATTATGAATTTTGACATCAATTAGATGCATCAAATTCCCACCGTTGTAATTAATATCTTCCTCAGGTTCAATGTCTAAACCCGATATTGGCGCAATACGGTCAACCTTATCTACGGTTAGCCCATTAATTCTAAGATTTTCTGCAGCACATAAACTGACACCATTTCTGCTCGCATTCTCAACCTGCAAATTATCAATCACAACATTCGTTGGTTTATTTACATCAACTAAATGAGGGTTCGACCAGTGAGCATAACCGATATATACTCCATCACCCCATGAGTCCTTACAAACTGGGTTTTCGATTCTCACGTTCTTACATGGGTGGACAGCAAGCAAAAAATGCTGCTCTCCTGTGGTACCTATGTGGTTTGACTTATCACCTATCAAACATGGATTTTTTATCACACAATTTTCAATATCAAAAACACAGAGAATTCGTGACCAGTCATCATTATTAGGGACTAGCTTTAATTTACCAACACCTTTTATAAATGTTAATTCTGAATCAGGTAGTGCTCGAACTGCATAATGAAGACTGTCATTTCCTACTAAAGGTGGGTAAGAATTTAATGCATCATGAACAGTTGATTCAACGTAATACGATTGATCAACAATAAATTCTCGACCCTTATCATTAGCATATCGATACCCAATTTCAATGTTAGCTGTTTGTGGCTCATTAACATTGTCAATTGATGAATCAGGACAGAACCAAGATGCATAATATGCTTCTTGAATTTGCATCTCCCACTTACCAACTACAGTGACACCATTTTCTGGAATAGTTAGATTTGGCTTGTATGTATAATTTTTTTCAATTGATTTTACATATGCTGTGCGGCCACTCCACTTAAGCAGATATTGCAAATCACTAATTGAATTAACATAAGTAATAAACTGAGTGCCGAGCATGGAATCGCCATTGATACTAGCGACAAGTCCATCTATATAGGCTTTTAATTCATTTTCTCGAACTTGCGCTAATTGATCATAATCAATATCTGACAAAATTCGTGACTGTACTTCAGAGCTTAAGAGGTAATTCCATTCTTGTAGGATTGCAGTAAGTTTATCTAATGCTCGTTCGATAGCATCTGGATAGAAGTTATCATAGTTGGTGATATCAAGAAGCTGATCAATTGGTGTTCCACCAATGATATAGAAAAATGTCTGACTATCTGGCGCAGTATTAAAAGTAACATAACCACCAGTTTCACCTTGATTGACATAAACTTGATACGTGGATTTATCCATGTTTTCAAATTCTGTGCCATTTTTAACACGAACTATTACTCCACTTTCATCCTCTTGATTAAAGACACGAAATGTAAAATCAAACCGAGTATTTACCCCGTTGCCAACGTATAACTGGCTTTGTCGGTCGGAAACAGGAACTGTCATATTTTCACCAATAAAAAGGCTGTAATCTCTACAGCCATTTTATGAAAGGTGATTCTTAAATAGTTTGCGTTAGGTCAAGTGCTGTCAACAGCCCTATTCTTCTGGTGCATGCTTACCAGTAATCGTTCCACGAGTAGCATCATAAATACTATCAGGTGCTTCCTTCTTCCCTTGTTCAATTGACAGCCAGTAACCAGAAGGCTTGCCCAGCACTGCAAACGGAATGCCAGTGGTGAGTGTTGCAGTGTTCAGAAAGTCTTTAGCAGCCTTACCTTGGTTGACTTCCTTTTCCTCATCTAAAGCAGTTTTGGCATGCTTGATTAGACCTAAGCCACTTTCACCCATGCTGAACACTGGTGATGCTGTGTAGCGGTCATTCATGACATTATCATCTGTATTGCTGATTGCAGCATTCACCACATTACCTGCATACGGTACAAATGCTGAAATCATCTTGAACTGTGACAATGCCAACTTTGCAGATAAATCATCCCACTTTTCACCGTCGTCATCACCATCCTCTAAGCCACCAGCAAAGATGATTCCAAGTAATTCAGAAAGCATTGAAGGAATAGAGATCATCATCAGTGCCACATAAGCTAATCGCGGTGAAGCCTTCACCCAACTACCATTTGTAGCTTCAAGCGCAAGCTTCACTTCTGTATTTGCAGTGTTCCAAACCATGTTGAACCAGTTGTAGAACATCAAGAACATGCGCTTCGCAGGTGAGCCACGCTCAAGGTTGGATACCCCCTCAGGCGACATATCCGTCATGTATTGGCGAATTACCGCGTCTGCTGCGTGTACAGCTTCATATTGATTCAAACCCAACTCAGTGTAGTAGTTGAACGCAGCTTGCCATGAAACAACTTCCATTGGCCTTTGAATGGTGGTCTGCAAAACATAGGCATGTTTCATCGTAAAGTCTTTGACTGACTGAACCGCATTCTTATTAAAAACCATGTCGTCTACAGCATAGCGATATTCATCTGCCGCCTGATCCCATCGGGTTTTCATGAAGTCAGACATTTCCATGATTTGCTCTGCCATGTGCTGGCGAGTCACCACGGACTTAAAGTATTCACCTTGGGCTTTGATTAGAAGCTTTGGCGGTACTGCAACGGCTACTTGTGCAAAACCAGTGAACTGCTCAATGGCGTTTTTCAAGTTGCCTGCCATGATGGCAATGCCTGTATTTCTGCGCAGTGCTTTAAATACATTATCTAATAATCTTGAGTCAGTGCTTTGATCCACTGACTGGTCAGCAATTGCTTTTAGCCAAGGATTAAAGATTTGCTTGGTCGCAAACGGTAAGACTCGCTCAAGCTCATTGCGGAAATCCTTGTTCAGCAATAACCGTCCAATTTGACGAATCTGTAGTTCAAGATGAATATAACGCAACTCTTTATCTAAATGGCTAGGTAAGCGTGATAGGTCCAGCTCGAGCATGTCGCTGTATCGATCCGCACGTGACTTGGTGAAGTTGGCACCCGTAGTCGCAATATCCAAAGCCTGCAAGTTGTTTTCTGCAAGGTTTTTATCCTGGATACGGTCTTGCTCATTTGAACGTATGCGGTCATAGGATGCAGGCACATAACCGCCTTTATATTCACCGAATGGCGTGCTGATCGGTGATGTTGGCAATTCATCAAAATAACGGCCATTAATTTTTTTATGAGTTAATTGAGCCTGTCCTTTGTATCGATCAAATAAGTCCCACAGTTTTTGAGCCGTGTCCATATCGTTTTTAGTGATTGTGCCTTCAGCAATCATGCGATTGAAGAACTGATCCCATTGACTAAAATCCACGGAACCATCCTCAAGACGACTACCCCAACCATAGCCAATCACTAAACGCTCTTTGTTGCTCATGTTGCCAGTGTGCAAAATGGCATGAATCAAAGCCTGCTTACCCACAAAGGTATAATTATTCAACTCAGGTGCTGCAATCTTGGAATTATCTAACTTTCCAAAGCCCTCAAAAATCTTAACAACATCATCCAGCATCTTGGTCTTTTCAATGCGGTATTTGCTCAATGCATCTTGCATTGGGTTGATCAAATACTCACGGTACTTACCAGTGACACCACCATCTAACCACGTTACCACCTGATCCACACGTTTAGCTGAAGCACCAAGCTCAATAAACTTAACTTTAAGTTCTGCTGTCTTGTCTTTGCCGAGCATGTCTTGCTTAACCTTCTCAACGCTCTTTTTACCACTGGACTGTTGAATCAACTCATCACGTACCTGTTCGCGCTCAATCGCTTCATTGGTGGTATGCCAGACCTTGTTTTCACGTGAACGGTGCCATAGCGTTTCGACTGCCGCCATAACAGCACTGAACTGCTCTAATGTGAGTTCTTTATAACTTTGGTTTTCAGGCAAAGCACCAATATTTTGAATCTCTGCATAGGTGGTCGGATCATATTTGCGAATCAAATCCAATTGATGTTCATAGTTGGTGGATTCCCTCCCTAAATCATATTTACCTAAAATTGCACGTGCCGCTGTGACCATATCAAAGTCACGGTTTTTGGCTAATTTTTCATTATTGCCAAAGACCTTTTTGACAAGGTTTAAATGGCTTTGCACTTGGTCCTTTGCATCGTAACTGTATTTAGTCGCAAAGAACTGAACCAACTGATTTCGCTTATGTCGTGCCGCTTCTACAGACTGACCTTTGCGGAAAGCATCACTTGCCATTTTCCCTAAACGTGCATCATCCTGAGCACGTACATGTGGTCGAATATCTTTTAATTTTTGGCGCTGAATCATGTCACGTGCCACAGATTTTGCGGCTTCATTTAAGGCTGATTTTCTGCCTAACAAGCTATTCAAAGCCGCCATTTCAGCCGATAAAACACGTGCACGGATTTCATTGTGCAAAGCAGACTCAACCGCTTCAACAATACTTTGCTGATCATAGAACTCTGAATATTGCACAGCCATGCGTTCATCGGTTAATTGCTCAATACGCTGCTTAGGCGTAGGTGCGCTGATTAAGTCTCGCACCAGTGCATCACCACTTTCATAGCCAAACATCTCAGCGACTAAGTCAGGGTTTTCACCTCCACGCTGTGCAAAACCATAAGCGCCTTTAGAGATACGATTGAAAATTTCACTATCTGGACCATACTTGGCTTCAATCCAATCCAGAGATAATTTTGCTTTAGTTACTAAGCCCTCTGAATAACGCTGCAAGATATCCATGTCTTGTGAGTAATCCAACAACTCTGGATCAACCTGATTCGAGTATTGCTTGTTACCAATAAGCTGTTCAGAGAACTTATCTTCAAGCTCACGTGTATCAAATTTGCCGTTAGCATCTTTCGTTAAATAGCCTTCTTCAACAAGGCGTTCAGACATTGCCTCAATCGATAAGCCTTTAACTTTGGATTTGCTTGAACGCACCACTGGCTGATTTGCAACACCTGATTTAATTGTGGCTGGTTGGTCAATCCCCCAAGTACTTTCAACTTCGTTGGCATCCAAACCACCAAATTTGGCGATCGCTTCAAAAAGATTATCACGTTCAGGCTCAACTTTTTTCAGGTTGGTTTTAGGCTTTGGATCAGATGGTTGACGTAGAAAAGCCATGGCTTGATAAACAGGCTCTTGCGCGACATCCTTTGCAATTTCCTCACGCACTGCTTCACGCTTCTTGTTGGCTTCACGTTGCAGTGTGCGCATGTACTTGGTTTTTTGCTTTTGATACCAGGATAAATTCTGGATAGATTTCTGTTCTAAAGTATTGATGGCCAGTTCAGTTGCAGCTTCATGATCCTGACGCATTTCATCATAATCTTTTGGAGAAATACCCAAGCGCATTGAATCATCTTGTTTAATCAGCATCTCAAGGTTATAAGCGGCTTCAGCTTCCTTGATTGAACTCTCTGAGGCAAGCATACGATCCATAACGCCAGTGATATCACTGCTTAATTCAGCACGGTCATTGATGCCTAAGAACTTCTCAATGTTGCGATATACCGCAATCATGAATTGACGGAACCGGTTAAATACCTGCTTTAAATCTGCATTCGGTGCTTTGCCTGTATACACATACTGCTCAAATGTCTCTGCAAACTTCTCATGCACTTCTGTCTTTTCTGCATCTGTGAAGAAATCCCATTCATTCAAGCTTTCAAAATCAGCCTTAGCCCACTTAAGAACGGTCTCCATATCTTCACGGATTTGCACTGGTGCATCAGGACTTAAAGCCAACTGCATATTCATTTCAAGGAAATGGTGCCCCAACTCATGTACGAATGTTGAGAAGTCAGCATTTTTGCTTAATACGATCGTTGAACCATCTTTCCCGACATTGAACGTGATTGAGCCGCGTGTGCCGCCATTGGCTTGATTGTATTTTTTTCCAAATGGAGAGCGATACATTGTCTCGCTGATTTCATAATCCTTATTTCTGCCCTTGTTCTCAACAAATCCATGTCTTTTATAGAAATCAACCAGACGGCTTTTATTCCCCCCAAAATCTGAACTTGGTGTGAGAATCACAGTTTTATTAGCAGCATCTGCATAATCAAGGATTTCCTTCATGGCTTTAGAGCCAACACCTTTGCTACGTGCAGTTTCTGGAACAATGATCTTATGCAAAGAGATAAAATTGCTTTTTGGGTTGCCTTTTAAACCAAGATCAATGCCGTATTTTTCTTTCAACCCCGCAGCAAAATCATCCAAAGAAATAGCCTGTTGCGGCATTTCAGATTGGCTAAAAGTTGCAGTCTGTTCAGTTGAATTGTTTGCTACATCATCAGTGATGTGAATCGGATATTGGTCAAAAGCTTCTTTTGCTGTAATGCCAAGCTTCTCGCCCAAGGTTGAATAGAATGCCGAAGTTAGTTCACCTGCAGCACGATTGTATTTTGCATTGAATGTGCCAACATCAGCCAATTGACCTTGTACCTCAGTTGCAACTTGTTCACGTGCATCCTCAGCCACCTCAAAAGCCGCCTGCTCATTCAAGAACACATCTGCTTCAGCTTGCATCTGCTCAGTAGTTCTATTGAAAATATCCTGTGCCTCAAGGTATGTCGGCATATCAGGATTAGAACGGATATTCTCCACAAAGCCTGACGGATCTTCTATTGAAGACATAGCAGACACAAATTCATCAATCGGAATCTGCACCGTGCTATTGAACTCCTGTGCATCGCCTAACTGGTTTTGCAAACTTGGCGCACGTGCAAATAAATCCTCAGGATCAAGGTCCCGATCTCGCAATAACTGGTTAAAGGTCTGACCATCAATGTAGACCTCTCCAACTGCACCATGTTCTTCTACAGCTTGTCGAATGAAGGATTGACTTGTCTCTTCGTCACGTTGTGCTGTCTTGGTTTCCTTATTCTGATTAATCAGGTTGGAAAGCACTGAAGCAAATGTCGTGGACTTAACAGCATTGGCTTGCTGCTCTTGGTACATCTGATCAATTGCCAGTTGTGCTGTGTACTGATTCTTGACCTTACCAGCCGAAACAATAGCAACCTCAGGCGCAGACATAGCCAAGCCCAATACACCTTCCAATGCCATTTCCACAGGATCGGCTTGCTCCCCTACTGCATCGGCTGCACCTTGAACCGAATACACACCTGCAGCTGATTGAATAACTGCTTGTCCACCAACTGTCCGCATTGGACCACCAAAGCTAACAGGCAACAACAAACCGCCTAAGGCTGAATACTTGGCAGAACCCCATGTCTTAGCTGATGCATAATCAATCTGTTCCTCTTTGGTTAAGAATTTCTCACGTGCCTCAGCCATGTTCTGACCATAAGATGCAACATAATCAGCCGCACCTGCACCCAATGCACCCTCAGTTGCACTACCGACGATAGCAGCACCACGAACAGCGGTAGTTGCTCTTTGCATATTCATCAATACTGGTGCGTAACGTGCAGTACTGCGTGTCAGTGTTTGCGATAAAACATTTCCAGAACCAGCACCAAGTGCAAAGCCTGCAATGCTTGGCGGTAACTGTTCAGCAGTAAATTCAGCCAACAAGCCTAAATCAGCATTTTTCACAAACTCTTGTGCAGCACCCAATACCCCTGCATCGTTGGTCTGTGCTGCAAGCTGCATGTCTGATAATGCCTGTGACATTTCACCTGATTGAGGAATCTTGTTCTTGTACAGTGTGAATCGGTCAAGCATTGATGCATCACCAGTGACAGCAAATTTAGCAGCGCCAATCGTCTGCCAAATTGATGCATAACCACGCTTTGTTGCATTCACATAACGATTGCCTTGATCCTCAGCATTCACTGGTTCAGCACTTGCTGTATTGTTCGCCCAATACAACTGATTGCTCATGTACTGTTTGAATCTTGCCGCAGCATAAACGCCATGGCTTTTCTTAATCTCATTGAACTGCTGCTCAATGGTCTGTTCTATTGATTGCGGAAATAATGGCTTGTTCAACTCTTGAATGTGCTGATTTGGAACCTTAGGCTGAATTTGTTTGCTCGGGTCTTCATACAATCCAAGATTTTGAAGTGTTTTCTTCTGTTCAGGTGTTGTGCCTTTCTTAAAAATCTCCTGAATGTCGTTGTAGTCCACTGTTTGACGTGGCTCAGTAATCGAAGGTTTTAGCAGTAGAACTGAATCACTGACACGCTTTAAGCCGCCAAAATCATCAAGAGAAATTGCCGCCTGATTTGGATCAAGTGCATATTTCCCAAGTACTGGATCACTGGCAACTACATCATTAATGCGCTTTTGTGTATTCACTTCATCTGCTACAGATGCAATCTCTTCGGGTGTCTGTGTGATTTTGGAATAGTCCAGACCTAAAGACTTTGCAGCCTTACGTGCACGCGCTTCAGTATCCGCAATTTGGGTGGGATTTTTACCTTGGTTTAATTCTAATAATTGACCAATTGTAAGATTAGTTTGGTTTTGATCAGACATAATAAAAGCACTTAAGACTACAGACTTAGGTAATCTTAAATGCTGTTATTGATAGATTAGGCTTTTGCTGTTGACAGCTTAAAATGCTGTATTTAAAACATCATAGTTGGTTTTGGCTTCTGATTAGAGTTATTTTCAGATTCAGCAATTTTGATTTGGATATCTAGATACTCTTTTGTAACCCTATTTACTATATTTTTTTTAAATTCCAGATAATCATCGTGAGCTTCACTTTGAATATCCGATAAATTACGACCCTTGTTTTTATCAAGTGTTCTTAAAAAATCAACCATTGAATAATAGGTTATATCACCTTCATTTTCACAACTAGACAGTGCTGCATTTGCAATAATTTCAGGATTGTTTGTAGACTCAAAATATTTTAGTGCTGATGCATCAACACATATATTCCATAACTTTGCAGCACTTTGAAATACGCTAAAAGAACTCGCGGTTAGTGGACCAGCATTTGATAGAGAGCACATTCCTAAAATTATTATAACTATCAGTATTTTATTAAGCTTCACTAAAACCCCCTGCGCATCATTGAATAATAAGCATTTAAATATTCTGAATCAGTAACTTTGTCAGGGTTACGCCCCTGCTTTTTGAATGTCTCAGATATCTTATCTAACATTTTAGGGGTAATGTCAGCTTTTTTCTTAACCTGCAAATACATGCGGTTGAGTTCAGTTTCACTTCCACCAAAGAAGCCAGTAGTTGTGATTTTTACATTTGTATTTAGGTTTTTTAGAACAAGACGGTCAATTTGAGGCCATGATAAATAACCACCGTTCTTTGCTTCTGCTTCACGTAAGGTCTGCATTAAATCTGATTTCACTGCATTGTAGTGCAGTAGCTGGTCCTTATTTTTGGTATCAGTGATGCCTATTGTATTTAAGTAAGGTTTGATAGCAGCAGCAACTGTGGAATCATTCACAAGGAAAACTTTCTCTTTAGGTTCCTTAGACTTATCCAGTTTATTCACATCCATATACATCTTGGTAGCTTCTTTATAGTCAGCAGGTGAAAGCTTATCTGCGTACTGGTGCAACACTGATTGTGGTTTACCTTTGAATAATTCTTCCTTGTTGAGAGCAATCATTGAAAATACAACTGGATCAGTCTTAATGTTCTTCTCAAAAGTTGCCTTACTCATTGCTTTTAAACTGGCAATTTGATTTGGCTTTAATACATCAAAAGCATTTACTGGAATTTGCTCATAAGTAAATTCACCAGTACTAATACCCTTATAAAGATCGTTATAGACCTGATCCTGCTGATCACTCTTGATCTTATCCATTGCAGCAAATTTTTGATTCAATCGGCTCTGTGCTTTGGTCTTTACTTCTGATGATGCATCACTACCCCAAATAGCCTCATAAGCCTGCTGTCGTGACTTGGTAGGCTCATCTGCATATTTGCCAAAATCCTCAGTCAGCCACTTATCAACCCGTTGCAAATAGTTTTGAGTTTCAGATGCAGGTGGTTGCTTACCTTTCAAAACTGCTTCTGCGGCTTTACCACCACCATTGTAGTAAGCAGCAATAACCATTGGATCTTTGGTTTTATATTTTTTACTTACCCAATCTACAAACTCTAACGAAGCATCAATCGTATCCATTGGATTATTAATGTCGCGCTTGCCATCTTTGTTGAAATCACCCCAAGTCGCAGGCATAAACTGCATAACAGACTGAGCACCCTTAGGACTGACTTGGTTGTTGTGCGACTTCTCACCACTTAAGCGAATACCCAAAAGCAAAGGAGCCGCCCACTCCATGCCCTTTTCCTTGGCAGCATGTATTGTGTAGATATCCAAACGCTGATCATTGTATTTGATATTTTTCATCTGATCAGGCGTTAGGCTTTTCAACTCATTCACGGCTTGCTGTGTGGCTTGTGGTGGAATGTTTAGCGCATAGTTACTGCCATACTCAACACCATCTGAAGCACTATCAACCAGAGCTTCAACTTGCTGATCCTCTAATTTTTGATGAATCAACTTATTTGATTTAAATGAATCATTTAGAGAGATTTCGTCACTATATTTTTGACGATACTGAACTGCACCACGCAGATCATTGTTCTCAATGAATGCATTGATGTTTGCCACATGCGTTTGAGAAATGGTTCCAAGATAAGCATTCTCTGCTTCCAATGCAGACTTACCTTGTAGTTGCGCCACTTTGTTGAAGGCTGCACGTAGGTTTAAACGGTTCTCATCAATCAATTTAAAGTCGGCTGGATTCTCATTGATATTACGCACAAACCGATCAGCAGAAGCTGTATATACGCTTTGTTGGTATGTATCGTTCTCATTCACGAAATAGTTTTGTAGCGTACCTTTGAATGAGACAGCATCTCTTTCTGCAATTTGATTGAACAGTAAACGCTGGCGATTATTCCCCAACCGAGCGTTAATTTCATTCACGCCATCTTGGTAAGCATTCGAGTAATAATCAACAAATCCGCCGCCTTGACCATCATCAAAACTGACAACATCAACACCTTTCTTATGGTTGAAGCCGTCAGTTTCATTGCTTTGTAGGTGGATTTTCAATTCAGCCAATTTGTTCTGAGCATCCATCACTCTGACACGATCAGCTTCATCCTGAAAATCTTGGTACGCTTTGGCACCAGAATTAACCAAACCAACAACACCATCAATCTGATTGCCAACCATACCAACAGCTTCACTTGGTGACAGACCACCACGAACCTGAACTGATGGAGTTTGAGCTTCACCAACTTGTTGATTAAAAACAGGTACGCGCATTATCCAGCACCTCCTGCTTTACCAATTGCTTGCAATCCACCTGATTGAGCAAATGACGAAGCACCAGCCACCAATGCACTAAATGCAGGATTAATGGATTTGGCTTGTGCGCGCAGACTATTCGCTTGGTTCTGGTAATTGGTTTTATTCACCTGATGTCCCCAAGATTGTAGTGCAGCGTTATAGCGCAAGTTTTCAATATCACCCTGCCCATGCATTTCCGTACTCGCTAAAAGATCAATCGCCGATCCTTGTGATACATCGATACCATTTGTAGCCAAAGCATTAATCTGACTGGATTTGAATGACGAAAGACTACGCTGATAATCTTCGACTTGGTTACGCCCATACTCAATTGAACCACGTGCTTGTTGATCTTCAAGCGTGGCATTTAAATCAGCAATCCCTGCTTGTTGTTTCAGTGAGCTCTTTAATGCTGTTGATTTTGCATATTCAGAAAGAGCATTTGCACCTGCAATTGCGAGTTGTGGCCACATATCAAGCCACCATCACAAATGGATGAAATAAATCACCATTTGCCCCATAAGGTTCAGGCTCACCAAGCTTGAAGCCTAAACGACGTAAAAACAAAACTGCTGCGCTATTCTTGGCATGCACATGATTTTCCAAGACTGAGTAACTTTCTTTCATCTCAGCAAGGATCAATTGAGCCTGCTTGAAAAACTCTTTTTTATTGTCTTGAATAAATGTGGTCCCAAGTAACCACGGGCAACCCACACTGCCAATCATGCTTGTTAAGCCAACACCACAAATAAACAATAATTTGCCATTCACAATGACTGACCATGCATCACTTGAATACTTCACACTGGTTTTAATTTGCCATGTGTAGTCTTCATTGAAATAAGCCTTCATTTCCTCTTTGTCTGAATCGCGCAGATTCTCTACCAAAATTCGAATATCTCTGTCAGTCGGTTTACGGATTTCTACATTAGTAATTGTCATTTGAACTCGACCTCCATCGCTAAAAGTTTCATTGGTAAAGGTTTATCATGTTTTACGGTAATTTGTAGATCACGACTGTAAGGACTGGCAACAGGGACTTGTACGAAGCCTGAGATTAAGCTTAATGGTTGCCCATATCGCTCAAGGCTACGAGGCTTATGCTCAGTAATAGGCATAGAAATTGGTGCACTCTGATTCATACCAACAGCAATATTCTGAGTCCCTAAAACACGTAGATGCACCTGAGATGCAATTTTAGGTTTCACAGGATTGGTATTCTGAGAGTACAAAGGCAGGGTTTCTACTTCCCCTTCATAGTTCAATCCGATCCACACGTTAGAAAGTTTTCGACCAAGCTTGATCTCACCATTGACCACTTGAACAGGCGGCTTATCACCACCATCAGCAAATACAGAAACGGTTTGCCCTTCCAACCAGTCAAGCCCTGTTAGTGTGTCTGCCGCTTCACCAGTGTATTGATAAGAGCTATCTAGCAAGCAATGGTCGCTAAGATCAGTTGGCTGGCGTAGCAATAGGCGCTCAATCATCCGGAAGCCATTGCGCTCAACAAGCGCATATAGGACGGTTTGATCATCCTCGGGAATAGCGGCCACCGATAAGAACTTGCCTTGTGTCTCATGTTCAGCCCAAGCCCATACTTGTTGCTGTGGCTCATAAGTAAGCGAAAGCAATTTGCCATCATCACGAACAAAGAAAACCATGCTTAACGGATTACGCACCAAAGCACAGTCAATAATCTTGTAACCGTCAAATATGTGAGGGCACATGATTGATAAGTCCATCACCTGATAGTTTGCGTTATAGCCTTGAGTCAATGAGATTTCATGCACATGCCCCGTCTGATCCGATGAAAAGACGGCAGCACCACCAATCTGAACAGGCGTTACATCATTGGCACCGACATAAGATTGAGGATTTACGCTAACACTTGATGCTGTAACAGCACCATCGGCTGATAACTTCCACACTGCCCCACTGGTGAGAATCATCAAATCACTGATTGGCACCAGGTGCTTTACCCCATTACCATCTCGAGCAGCAAAACGGATTTGAATTGAATCTGTATCTTGCAATGGAATGTGATATCCAAAATTGTCATCTGTTGCTGTGCGAGACATACGCAGCCATTGTGGGGATTGCAAGCCACCACCATAGACTTTGCGCTGTCCATGGTAAGCAATAGCCGTTGGATAATACTCAAATGGATTTCGAATTAATGGCGGTGTAATCGCTCCATTGGTTTCAATGTAGTCATCGGTAAAACTAAGCCCAGTTGTTTCACCAATGTAGCTTGCGAGGCCAGAGCGCAGTTTAAATACGTTGTAGCGCGTTGCACCTGCTACGGCATTCCATGTGATTGTGTTGTAGTTACCTGATAAGGTCAGATCATTAAGCAAAACAGGTGTGCTTGCGGAAGCAGCGGATTCATTCTCTTCATTCACTGCCGTGACTTGATAGATATACTCTCGCTCAACATAACCAGTTGTATTTGGCTTTGTAGCTGTACCACCAATATTTTGTGGAGTTGCAAGCCCATACCCTACAGTCACAAGCTCAGTTGTCCAGTCAGTTGCTCCACGACGTATGATTTTTCGTGGTGGGTAATTTGGGTGCGTGATCGTTATCACATCGGCTGATTGAGCATATCGAAGCTGCATCAAGTGAGCAGCTGCATATGGCAAAACAATTTCTAATGGCGTACCAAGATTATTTAACAACATCCCACCATCAGCAAAGAAGTTCACCGCACCGGCACGTATCGCCAGTACAACTGCTTGTTCTTCACTGAACACGAATGGAATTAAACGCATGGTGCCAAGCGATAAACTGTAGTGATGAACATAACGAAAGCCTGCTCGATAAGTCAGACCTCCATATAATTCAACATAGAAGTTTTTACACTTGGCTACCCCTGTTTGGTATTTGGCTTGATCAAATCGCCCAAACATTTCAGGGGAAACAATACCGCCATTAAATGATAATTGCATTTATCTCGCCTCAATCATTGAGCCTGTAAAATCAGGACGGTTTTCAATACGGTGCTGTTGTAGGTCAGTCGTAATTGCTTCACTTACAGCCAATTGGTAAAGCTGCATCATGGCTGCTTGCTTCTGCTCACTCTGCGTCAATGGGCCTGCAATCCGTGCAGCAAGCAGATAGGACAATGCCATTTTGAACTTCATTGGAAGTACCGCTAAATCTTTCACATCACGCACATAACGCAGCACTGGTGCAGTGTCATCTGTAAAAAGATGATCACCTTCAATGTAAAAGCGTGAGCCTGATTCAAGTTGGAATGGTCGAATCATGTCACTTGGCAGAACGTATGCAGTTTGTGCGGTATATCCAGCATCGACATTCAATGCCATACGTCCAACGGCAAAAGTCCATTGGTGCGTGTCATCTAATAATTCTTGTCTGCAAACCGGGTAATAGGTATTACACAAATTTGCATGCGGTGTTCTTTCATTTAGATCATTAACAACATAGCCCTGTGCAAGATGCGACAGGGCTAGATTGCAAAGATCAACAATTGATCTCATTTTATTTTCCTGTCATTAGAACAGAGCAGTACGTTTTGTTAATACATCGTTGTATGCATCCATGTGCTTATGCTGCTCTTGCAACAAAGCCCATTGCTCATCATCGATAAAATGCGGCTGACCTTTATCAAGGAAGTTTTCCAGCGCATCTAATTTATCGTTAAGCTCGCGCTGCTCTAAGCGCACACGATCTTGTGGGGTTTGTGATTGGTGATAAGACTTTTCAAATACATCGCGAGGCGACCATGAAATATAACCAGCATGACGTTCGTCGTTTGGCTTGCCACCATCCACATATTCGACCAAGTAGCCTTGTTCAGTTGGATCTTCATTTTCTGGAATCTGCCAACCACGATAATCGTTGTATTCACCACGCGTCATAGTTGTTGCTAATACTGATTTGGTGCCAAGGAAAGCCACCATTGATAATGCGATTAATTTTTTACTCATTTCCTAATGCCTTTATTCATATTCAATTAGTGAAAAGCCCGTACTGATACGGGCTTTGATTGGCTTATTCTTGTGGTTCTTTAGCAGTCAAAAGCTCGACGATTTGAGCATTGGTTTCATTACCAGTCAGCTCAATACCAGCCTTCACAGCTTCTAAAGTTAGGTCAGCTTTATTCATGCGTGAATATGCAGGTGGTTTATCTTCTGGATCAGGCTCACCTGAACCTTGTGTGCCGCCAGTTGGGGTTGAAGTAGTTACAGGCTTTGGATTCACATCATCAAACCAAAGCGAAGTTTCACCCTCAGGCACCAAAAACACTTCATTTTCTTGGATCAAGCGGTCTTTATAAAAACCCTTTTGATTCGCACGTACTTCCTTCTGAGTCATTTATTAAGCCCCTGCGTAAACTGGATAAGCAGCATTCACATCACGATGGTCAGAAATGTGAGCAAACACGGTGCCTGCTGTGAATGGACCACTCGCCACAACATAGTTCAAACGCACATAGCGTTTCGTTTTAACTGGAAGCATGACTTCTGCCACTGTGCCAGCAATAAGCTCTGCACCAGTGTAAGCACGAGAAGTTTCAACAGTTTCCCAAGTGCTGTTATCGTTTGATTGTTGAAGCTGTACAGTGATGGTTGCTGTAGTTGGTGAAAGGTTTTTACCTCGCACCAACACTGGAAGGCGATTCACGCTAGTTGAAGCTTTCTGCAAATCTAGCGTATCTGTTGATACCGCTGTGGCTGTAATAGCCTGATCATTCGACATCACTAATAATTTATCGATAAACATAGCAGCTCCTTAAACCACACGAGATTCAGTGTTAAGCAAAGCATCAACACGACGAATTGGAATGCCGTCAAATTTAGTCACAGTGCGTCCACCTTGTTCATCAGTGGTAATACGCACATTCGATCCTTTAACGCTTTGGCGACGTAAGAATGATGAAATGGTGCGGTTTGCATAGATAGCAACACGACCAGAAGTTTTACGTGGCAATAACTCAGCAGCTTGTGCAAGTAAGTCAAATAGATCAGCACCTGCGCTTGCATCTTTGGTCAATGCTGTAACGTCGATGTTGGCAATACGAACAATCGCACGCCAGTCACGAACAGTCACACCAGCATTCCATTCAAAGTGAGTACGAAGTACCTGATGCATTAATCCACCTGATTCTTCTTTGGTTGCTTCACCTAAGTTACGGATTTGCAAACCTGCTTTGGTGCCACGTGGGTAAATACCGTGAACGGTATCTTTGTGCCAAACCACAAACCAAATTGAAGTGTTGTTATTACCAGTACCACCAGCATCTAAAATGTTGCGTTTATTTGCAGGGTTGGTTTGTGCGATGTCATTAAAACGAGGGGAAAAACCAGTGAAAGCCGCAGGTGTATCACGCGAGTTACCATAGAGTAATGTTTCACCCATGGTTTGCCCCATACCTTCAACGAATGCCGCATCTTCACTTGCACGCCATTCTTGAGGGTTTTGTTCCATTTCATAAAGTTTTTTATCAACTTCTGAGTAAGTTTCTAAAAGACCACAAGTGTCACGAATATTAGCAGTTGCTGCTTTCTCAGCAGGAACACCGTAGTTCAATAAACGCCAAGCACCCTTAGGTAAGCCTGTACGAATGGTTGTCTTGTGTCCTGTGCCGTCGTTTGCTTCAATCCATACCATGTCATCAAGCATTTCATTGCTTGCAGTTAGGATTTCAATAACCGCACTTTCGGGCGTTTGTCCGTAACGTGCAGCTAGATCCATCAAGGTTGGTTGTAATTGTGCGATTACAGACATATTAAGCCCTCTGTTAGTTATTTATCGCCATACCAAAGTTGTCCTAGACTTGGCGTTGTTGTGTTTGTCCCTTTGCCTGTGGTGATGCTGTCAGGTTGCAACAGCTTTCCTACCTCAGTCATAAAGCCAACCACATCAGGGTGATTACCAAGTCCACTCATATGAAGAATCTTAGAGATTTTGTCGCCACGCGGTAAGGTGAAAGCCTTTTGCGCTGTCAACAGGTTGGCTTCTAATTTATCCCCACCATATTCAGGATCGGCTTTCGCTGCATCCACCCATGAAGCAATGGTTTTTTGCTGCTCTTGCACTTGGCGTTGCTGCATCTGAACACCCATGTCTACAAGCTTTTGCAATGCTTCTTGCGGCATTTTGAACTGTTGACCAAGCTCCTGAAGAACCTTTGAATCATCACCGTTCAACTCAAAACCTTCAGGCATAGTGAAGTCTGCATAAACGATAGGCTGTTCGGTTGGTTGTTCTTGACCTAACAGTGTTTGTTGCTGTTGTGGTTCAGTTGTTGTGGTGGTCGTTGGTTCAGCAGCAGTTGTGGTTGTAGGCTGCGTTTCTACCGTGGTAGTTGCAGGCGTATTTGTTTCTGCACCAGGTGCTGAAGTTGTTGTTGTGGTCGAAGTATCAGTCGTTGTTTGATTGTTTGATGTTTCGCTCATGGCTCACCTTCTCATTTAAAGCATTAAGTTTTTGGAAATGTTCACTTTGCATGGCAATCCATGCGTCAGAATTTGCTTGAGTGATTTCACCAATGATGAAAAGACCCATCTCTCGACGGCCTTCCATAAATGCAAAATCACTTGGATTGGCACCACTGGCGTAAGTTGGTTGGAAAATTGCTGCACGATTAATCAAGCGTTGTAAGAAGCGTTTTCCGCTATCTGTCTCAAGGATTGAACGCAGATCGTTAAGCTCGTTCTCGCGCTCGTTCTGAATTTCTTTGGCGTTATCACGGTTCATTAGACAATGCCTCCCTCAATCGCAAGGTTGCCTAATACCTCTGCATCAGTTTCACCCACTGTTTTAATTGTGTTGGCTTGCTGTTGCTGGGTGGCAGCCTGTTGTTGTGCCAAAGCTTGTTGTTGTGCAATTTGCTGTTGCTGCGCACGCTGAGAACGAATCTGGTCGATTTGTTTTTGGTTGCGGAAAATCGTAGGAGATGCACCAATAGTGTCTGCGTACTCATCGATATACTTATCCGTATCAAACTTATCCAATGCATCAGGATTGATTTGTGCAACGCTAGAAATCATTTGCAGCATGCGTTCAAGGTTAGATGCACCAGTAGCACGCTGTGCCATTGCCAAAATCGATACAAAATCAATTTTCAGGTCTGCATCTTGGATTTGTGGTGGTGCTGAATCACGTAAAAACTGAGTGGTCTCTAAAACACGACTTACACAGATTTCAACCAGTGGACGCAGTAATTCATCAATCTGACGTTCCACTACTGGTCCAAGCATCAGCATCTTTTCAGATTTGCGCTCATACACTTCTGTAGCGGTCATTTGTCCCTTGTCGTATTGATCCAGCATCAAGAACAAATCTTTATACATAGCACGATTAATACGATCTTGGTTTTGCAGAACAATGGTATTCACACCACCTAAATCAAATTGCACGTTCAACATAGGCTGAACCTGTGCGACTTGGCTAGTTGGGCTTGGATTGTAGTAAGCAATACCATTTGGCAAGGTTTCTTTCTCTTGCCCTTTCAGGTATGACGGGATCAGCATTGGTGGACTGACTTGATAATCCACGCCCTTAGCAATCTGTTGATGCCCTTTCTGCAATGCACGTAAATCACCTAAGCAATCGCTTGCAGGTGATTCACCATAAACATCACTACTTGATACCGTCCAACGCCCTACAATCACCTCAAAGCTCAATAGACCGCTTTCACGCAGCAATTTGCTTTGCTCTTTTTCCTCAAAGTAGACCGAAGCAAAAGGCATGTTTTTAGCACCGTAGCCCTTTGCACCTTCACGCGGATAAATCGCATGATGGATGGTGTATTCCTGTTCAGTGTTGTCATTCTCGAATGCTGATTTTACCGTATCGGATACGTTATCAATCCCGAACTGACTCACGATATTGGCAACGGTCAATTTAAACTTGCGGTAGATACCATTCGGCTTATTGAACTGATCCACCGTGATTGCAAACTCACCGAATGACATTGGAATCATGTCCATGAGTTCAGCATCTGGTGAACGTGGTGCCAGTGCTGCACACGTACCAAAAGCACCTTCTTGCAGGTAGTTGTTGTGCATGGTGCGGTACACGTTGCTTTTCGCAAAGGTCGCATAGCAAACATCTTGCAAGTCCTTGAGCCATTGCTTGACCTGAATGTCTTTCTTTAGCTCTGGATCAGATGCTTCAATCACAAACCATGGTCGGCTCGGTGACATGGTTCCTGACAACATACCTGCAGCAAGAACCTTCAGTGCATCCTTGCCTGTGTTATCTACGATCTTGCGCCATGCTGAACGATCATGCTTTTCCTGATTCTTTATTGACTTAATCGCAACAGGTAAAACATGCAATGCAATCTCAGCACAATGATCGTCATAATCGTTGACGCGGTTTTGCCATACTGTATCGAAACGCTTTTTAAGTTTCTTGATTGCATCTTCGTTCATATTAGCGACCTAAAAGAGTTTTCTTACCTAAACGCAAATCTTCATCACTTACGCCTGTTGTGTCGGTGTATAGCGTGTTTGCAATACCACCAGACATTGAGTTCTGAGCTTGTTGCGTACGATCAATCAATGCTGATGAATCTGCCGCCTTACTTTCCTGTTTAGTTGGTTGCGCTGGCGGTGCTTGTACTTGCACTTTTGGTTTATCAATACCAAGCAATCCACCAATCTGACTACCCAATAAACCACCAGCCAAATCCACAACTTTGTTTACACACATTTTGTTCACTCCAATCTGCATTTATGCTTTCCGCATTATGGCAATGCCTATGCATTTGAACCCTGTTTCCTGTTGACACTACTCATACGGATCATATGCACGACGCGCATTAGAGCCATGAACCATCTGCATGATGTGACGCTTAGGTGTATCTATTTGCGCCATGATGATTGCAGAGCCACGGTCAGGACTTCGCCCGATACGTTTAACAATGTCCTCACGTGATTCAGCTTTAATGTTTTTACCCTGCAATGACCAACGTGGTGCAGTCAGGTCGGCAAGTAATTTAGGATCATCAGGAAGTGCAACAATGCTGCCGTACGCAGGGTCTAAGGCTTCGCGGAACTGCCACCAAAGCTGTGAGCGTAGATTAAAAAAACTCAACTGACCTGAACGGTCGAAGGATGTAGCTGATTGACGTACATCCACTGGCACAACATGAATGCCTGATTGATTGAGGAAGTCATAAGGACTGGCACCGACACCAATCACATCAATATGAATTGGCGCATGGTCACGGGTATTACCGACGGCAAACGAAGCAACACGTGGGCCATCAAGTGAATCTGCACCTGCCAATAAATCTGCATCTGCATACCAGTATTGATAGCGTGCATATCCAATTGTTTCATCACGTCCACCGCGTGCAACGTCCAAGCCGTATGAATCCATTTCAAAGACACCACGATTCAATACACGCATTTCTTCGTATGGCTTCCAACGTGCCTGAGCAGCTTCCACCCATGCAGTCGGAATGATTTGCCATGGATCATCTTCAATACCAGCACCGAAATCACCGTAGAGCATTTGAGACCTCAAAGGTTCAGGCAGGGATTGCAAAGTATTCATGTAGCCTGTTTCCATGTAATACTTGTTGTCTGTGACACGCGCAGGGATGAAGGTGCGAGATTTAGGCTTGATGATAAATTCAGGCTTAAATTGCTCTGGATCGAACTCATAACAAGGTTCACCATCAACCAAAACAAACTGCTCAGGTCGCTCAACTTCCTGTTCCTTGCCACCGATCATTGCGAAATAACGAAGCTCGCCAGGTTGTGCAGGATTTGGATAACCTTTCTGCAACCATGGCGCGAAATAATCCAATACCCAACGCCCTTCGGCTGTTGTTGGTGGGTTGAAGGTCAGAAGGCATTTAGGCTTGATGCTTGGGTCGCTGGTACGATTCCACCCCATGATGAAGCGTGCTTGTGATTCACGAATCTCTGTGGCTTCATCCAGTGCCTTGAGATCATGCGCACGACCTTGCCAACGCTTTTCATCCCCGATGTTGTCCAGACCACCAAACTCTAAAAGACGGCCATTATCCAAACGCCATGCAGACTTTTGTGAGTTAAATCCGTTCTTATGCCCGACGATCTCTTCAATACGCTGAACAATACCGTCCGTCTGCGCTTTCTCACGACGAACAATCAGCACACGCTTATGGATATTCAGTGCAAGCCCTGCAAGTAAATCCGTGTTATGTGTTGGAATGCATTGAACGCCTGCAAGATATTGTCTGCTTGCACTATCCACAGCGATGCACTTTGTTGGAACGCTTGGCACTGGTTCACAGGCAACGATGTATCTAAAAATATTGGTACGTCTGATGGTATTTTTTATGCGCTCAAGCTTCCGTTTAAGACAGAACACAGGGAGGTTTGTTGTGAATTTCACCCGATACTTATCAGAAATAATGCGACCATTAAGTTTGGCTGTACCAGTTTGGAGTGTAGCTTTAATCCCAAGCGATAAAACAAGCTGATAAACACCATAGACCAACTGGTAATTAATCCCATCATATTCGCAACCACCATCTAAGGCGGCATGTCCGTCTGTATCCATTAAGCCTTGAAGCAGAGCCAAACGCTGATCAAACGATGCTCTCAAGTATTCAGAAGGTATATGCTTATTTTCCAACACACCAATTGTTCTTAATTGCACCTTGAGTTTAAGAATATTGTGCTGCTTATCATCCCAATCGTAATGCACAACCTCAAATCCATCTTTTTCTATCCGATGAAGTATCTCTGGATCGATAGATGTGATTTGACCATTGCGACTTGATCCATCACCCAACCACGCACCCAAGGTGTATGGAGGAACTAAAAGATCAGCATCAGGAAGTTGCAATGATTTACTGATAGGAATTGCATGGTTTGTACGTCCTGATTCTGTTTTTAAGCTGTTGAAGATTGCTAATGTATTGCGCATTGTGCCGTTAGGCGCTGCCATTGGTTTAGCAATAGAGCGATTATGCTGTTTCAGCATCTCTATTCGTTCTGGTGATGTTGTTGGCTTTGCGACACTTAAACGAGCTGCTTGTCTTTTGGCACGATATTCAGGTGTACGACGAGTAAGTGCTGCCAGTTCTTTTGCATCAAAAGTCACCCAACGATGCACATCATCTGCAATGATTTCGCTGCCATCATCAAAAGTCAGTTTAAAGCACGGTCTATGTGAAACCTCAGACACAGCAGTAACAGTGCAAACCACACCATTTTCATCAAACAATTGATCACCAACAGCGACATCACCCATTGCTACAAAACCGTGTGGAGTTGGCAACAAGGTATCTAATGCAAGCCCTTTCCCGCCACCAGCCGCACCACCGTAGCCAATCACATCAGCCGTGGATAAATACGCAGCCATTTGAGGACCTTCCAGTGGAAACCAAATTGGAGCATTCGCAAGCAGCTTGAGCACTTCTCTGTGCTCATCTTCATCCAGCGACAGCAAGTACTGCTCGATTTCCTTTTCGGTCATTTCGGCAAGTAGGGATAGGATTTCGTCATCAGGGTTTTTAGACATGCTCACTCTCTTTGCACACAGGGCATTCAACTAGTTCAGGAATAACAACCTGATCCCTGTCATCAAATTGAATCGCACCCATTGCAGACCAGTACAACTTGCGCAATTCAGGTGTGTCTTGCAGGTGGTGAAATGCAAGCTCAAATTGGTATGTGCATGAAGTGTTATGTCCGTGTGGGTTACCCTGACAAAGCTCCCAAGCCAATTGCACAGCAGCAATTTTGTATTGACCATCCTCAAAAATAAAAAGTCGCTCTCCATGCTGAAAAATGAGCTTTTGATAACTTGGAGAATTAATAATTGATTGTTCAAATTGCTCACGCATTTTTCTTCTCCTTAGCCTTTTTAAGTTTTGCCAATGCAGCCAGTTTTTTGCTGTTGGATGTGGTTTCGGTTAATGGATTTTCTGGATCGTTGCTATGAACCAACTGATCCTTGAACATACCTATGTGCTGACCTGCTTTGATCAATGCTGCTACTTGGTCATGAAATTTGACTTCAATGCCGTGCTGCGTCTCTTTGACACCTGCATACAAGAGCTTTGCTTGATCACTCACGCGAGTTGTATCTTCGATATAGGTGAAGCCGTGTCCTTGTCCTCTGCATTCAGGGCATTTAGGGTTTGGCTCTTTGGTTCGGTCAAAACCAAAGCCACCATCACAATCAGGCGGTGGCAGTTGTCGTGCTTTGGCTTGATAAATTGCATTGTGGTACTCGCCATTGGTCCACTGGTAATAGTGATCTTCACCCCAGCAATAACGGCAATTCACACGTACAAAACGCTGTAACTCATTGGGATCAGCCGTAGCCATTTCCCACAAACGATTTAAAACCTTGTCTTGGGTAATCTTATTGCGTTCAGCAAGTTCAGCCTCACCCTTTGCAATCGCTTCCTTCACACTAAGTTTTGCTAAGTTCTGTGCTCCAATCTCGTTTGCAGTCTTTGCTGAATATCCAGCACGAATTGCCGCTTGAGTGGCGTTACGATCCTTCAAATACTCTTCAACAAATCGTTGCTGTTTCCCACGTAGAGACATCAAATCACCTCCTTGTAGCAATACCTGTTGCAGATTCTTCGGCACATCTCATGAGATATGTCGTATTTGTGCGCCAATTGACGATAGGACAGCCCTGACGAGTGAAGCTGACGGATGTTCTTAATATCGCTCTCAGACACCTTAGGCGTTGAACTACGCTTCACCTTGTCTTTCACATGAAATGGAGTCAGGAACGCGAGTACTGGCATATTTTTACCCCCCTAAACGCTCATGCCCCAAATCAACATGCCAGCATCACGCTGCTCTTGATTTGTTCGACCTACCCAACCAGTGATTCGATTAAAATCTTCTGAATTGGTTTTAGATTTTGTTGGTTTCACTTCGACAACTGGCAAACCTAAGTGCTGTGCCATCTGCACAAGTAACTTGCCTGTTGCATGGTTTTCACCAACACGTTTTGAAATCTGCTCATTGACCGCAAGTGATTTCTTTGCACCGCTTCTGAAATTTGCTTTCTTGTTCAGCCACCCTGCTTCAATCACAACTTTCTTGATCATGTCTTGCTGGTCATGGAAGAGTTCAACCACATCTGCGAACTTGAGATTCTTCAGTTCGAAATGCGATTGCCCCAAAACTGCCACACCCGATTTTTCTAAATCAGGATCGATGCCGATGATGATCTTAGACATGAGCACCCCCAACACGCGCATCAGCCCAATTACACTCCACTACGGTTAAACCATCGTGCTGGAAGCGTGACCATAATCTGTCCCCTAGGTCCTCACGTAATTTTTTCAAAGTGAAGTTTGAAATCAACATGGTCGGTTTTTTGCAGTCGTATCGCTTGGTTAAAACTTTGTGAACAAGCTCAATGCGCTTATCACGGTCATGTAATCCATACTCATCAACGATCAACAAATCGTATTGAGAAAACTCATAAATCACAGCTTCCTCAGACTGGTCTTTTGTGTCCTTGTCCCATGCGTTCATGATCCGCTGTGCAATTTCTTCACTGGTGATGTAACGCGCTTTAAGCCCACTTTTCAGAAGGTTCTTTGCCGTTGCACATGCGAGGTGTGTTTTACCTGTACCCGTCGATCCAACCATGACGAAATTTGAGTTTTGTTTCTCAGCAATACGCTTTGCAAAGTTTGCGCATTGGCTCAATGCATTCGCTTGTCCTTGGGTGATGGTCTTGTAATTCGAGAATGACGAATGTGCATGACGATCTGGAAGCATTGCCCCTGCAATGTGTTTTTCAAACACTGCTCGATCCGTTTCAGCCTGGTGTTTAGATCGGTCAGCATCCACCAATTCACGTGCACACATCGGGCAAATCAAATTGCCACCTGCCATAAGTTTTTGAACTTGGTGCATGTCACAAACTTCCTGCGACATTGCAAAGCGACTGAATTGAAAATGTGCGTTCATATCATGCCCTCAGGTAGTTGGACTGTGCCGTGAAATGGTTGATCGTCTTTCGGTTGCTTGTTCCAGTCATCGTTGACGTTCAGGTTTGTGGATCGGGATTTATTTTGAGTTTTGTTCGGTGATGCCAACGGTGTTAGCTGTCTGCGCTCAACCCATTGAACGAGTTTTCCAAGAACTTGATTCTTCGTCATTTGGGTTTTATGGCCGTACTCAGCCTGTAGATCATCCTGAAGTTTATTCAACTCATCCTGAGTAATTTCCTTGAGACCACGAATCTTGATTTTTGTGTTGGCTATGTCCAAATCAAACGAAAAACGATCATCGATTTCAGGTTTTAAAGCGGCTGAATTTTGGTCGTGCGTAAGAGATATATTATTAATAGATGAAGGTGACGATGACGGGCATTCCTCAAGCATTGCACAAGCATTGCTTGGAGCATCCTTATGCATTGCTTGTGCATATGCATTGGCATTGCTTGGGTTATGCTCATTTGGTGCTTGAGCATTGCTATTTTTATGCTCAGGAGTTGCATCACCATTTTCTTTATTCCAACGTGCTTCCGCAGCTTTCTTGGCACGTTCAGATTTAGATGACTTATTAATCTCAGCTTGATTCTTTAATCCATCCAAATACTTAGATGACATTTGACCGTCATTAACTTCAAATAGATTTGAGCTGATCAAGATTAGTTTGAGTGATTTTGCCTTAGTTACTGGTAAGCGAATGACGCTGGCAATAACATTGTTATCATCAGGAATTGCACCGTTGCGCCAGTAGTCCATCATCAATAAAAATGACGCACCGATTTGTTCGGTGGTCATGCGTGTAGTTTTTGCAAGAATATCGCCTATATAGATAGGCATCCAAATATCAACTTCTTGGTTGCTCATGCTGCCCCTCTATACTTACTTTCGTGTTTGAAATTAGCTTCAACCAAAGCACGTGACAGTTGAGGTGGAACAGAATTACCAACCATGCGAGTCTGTTCAGTCTTGGTTAGGCGGATTTCATTTCCATGCTCATCCATACCCTTTTCAAAAATATAAGAATCAGGAAAACCTTGTGCTTTGAACAATTCAACCGGCTGGAACATGCGCATGCCAATATCAACAATTTTGTGGAGCACACCTTTTACAGTCACAAGACCGAAGCGGTCTTTTGTTGGAATTGTTCTAAGTGGTGAATTCAAGCTATTGCCATCTTTTTCATTCCCATAAAATGCCGTAAGGAATGCACAAACTGCTGCGTAATGTCCGCCACTAGCTGTGATGGTATGTAATGGATCTTGTACTGATTGACCAATACAGCCCTTTCTCAACTTAATCAGTGTTGCCGCTACAAGTGCGTTATGATCTTTTGATGTGATCGTATGTACTGGCTCTTTTACATCACTGCCAGTGGCACCTGTGTAGTGCTTGGCTAGAAATGCTGTAACCAATGCATGATGACCACCTTTTACTTGAGCACATATAGTGCGAAGCGGTTCATTCGCAGGCATGCAGCGCGGTGATGATGTGTTTGCTATCTCAGTCATCACTGGTGCGACAGATGAATCATTAACACCAACGATAAATGGCTCAGGATTATTAATGACATAGCGCATTAAACCATTCGCTAAACGACGAGACGTTGCATCAACAAGTGGTTTGGTTCGCTCAAATATGCTTGGGCATGGGATTGACCAATCAATACATTCAGCAGCAGTGCGCCATGGCTGTAACTTTCCTTTTTGCACCTGGATAGAATCAGGACTACCGTGTGTTACTGCAGGCCATTGAATTGGTAAGCCATCAAGACGGGCAACCATAAAGAAACGCTTACGTGTGGTAGGTGCACCAAAGTCACATGCTCTTAGAACACGCCATTCAACTTGATAGCCTTGATTACGCAATGCCTTTACAAAACTTTTAAATGTTTCGCCTTTATGTTTCGGGCATGGGCGACCATCTTCACCAGCGCGTCCCCAAGTTTTAAACTCTTCAACATTCTCAAGCATGATTACTCGAGGGCGAACCTTCGCAGCCCAACGAAGTGCAACCCAAGCTAAACCGCGAATTTTCTTTTCAACAGGCTTGCCGCCTTTAGCTTTAGAAAAATGTTTGCAATCAGGTGATAGCCAAACTAAACCAACTGGCTGGTTCTGCGTTACTTCAATTGGGTCTACATCCCAAACACTTTCGCAATAATGCTTGGTGTCAGGATGGTTTACACGATGCATTGCTAATGCTTTAGGATCATGATTGATAGCAACATCAACAGGACGTTTAAATGCTTGCTCTAAACCTGTACTGGTTCCGCCACCGCCAGCAAAGTTATCAATAATTAATTCATGAGGGAGTAAGTTGAAATTCAAGCCACACCCCCTAATCGAATTAAAGCAGCCCCAAAAAGCATGAAAATGAACAGCAAAGTTTTGTGGAGTTCTTTCACGCAACACCTCGCATCAAAACCAATTGTTTTGCAGTGACGGTACGTGCCGAAATATCAGGACCAAATGACCAACGGAACTTGGCATACACATGCACAATTTCACAGTTATCAATGCGTATAGTTGAAGCAACGCGATAAGCCCAGCCATCCAATCTGACGATCTGACCAGGCTTAAATCGAGAACGAATTTTAGGGCGACGTAGGTTCATGCCACCACCCCATTTGATTTTTGCTTTTCTTCGCGCTGTTTGAAAACACACTCAGCATGGATGACACGAAAGCCTTTAGCGTCTTGACGCTTTTCAAAATGCCCTGCACCTTTTGCAACGAACTGCGTGCAGTAATAGCAATAACCACTGAAGCGATTTCTCATGCTGCACCCCCTTCTTCCCCGTCATCCAACCCAGAAACAAACAAAGCCACTGGAGCCGTTTCACCTTCAATAATCAAACAGTGATTGCACTGTTCCCCGTTAAACTCTGGACATTTGCCAGCACACTTATGTTCTGTTAAATTAGTCATGTTCTTTAATCTCAGTGGTTGATGAACAACTAAGCCTGATCTCAACCATCAGGCTTTTTCTTTGCTTAAATTCCCGTGAATCCCTTCCGATCCCTCGTGAAATTCAACTTCGGTACTTAGCTCCCGCAATAAAGCTGCTACTCCCAAGCGCTCAAACGTTTTTGCTTGTAAATTAAGAACATGCCACTCACCTGCGATTTCTTTTTCAAGAAGGTAAGCAAGGTATTGGGCTAGGTCTTTGCCTTTGATGTTCGAGAGTGCTTTAGCTCTTTCATGGTTTTCTGGAGATAAGCGAACATGCGTAGATTTCTTTTCAAGACTCATACTTTCACCTATGCGATTTGCTCTGGTGAGCAATGCTTCACCCACAATTTTTCCAATTTTTTGCCTTTTTCATACCCAAGGCGTTTGCCACATATCCCGTTCTCCAAATTGCTTACGTAGTTTTGAGAACAATCCATTTCTGTGGCGATTTGCGATTGGGTTAGCCCTTTCTCTTTTAGATCAATGATCTTGGATTGCCATTGGTTCATACAAACCTCCTATATTTTCAATAAATATATAGGTTTTCCGATATTTATACAATAGCCAAACCGATTGGAATATGTATCAGAATTCCGATAGTTGTAACGAAAGGACGAAACATGACTACTTTGGGCGAAAACTTAAAATCAATTCGTAAAGCAAAAAAAATGACCCAAAAAGAGTTGGCTCAAAAATCAGGCGTAAAACAGTCTGTGATTTCTGATCTTGAAACAGGCAACGCAAAATCTACAGGATCAATCCTAGAATTAGCCAATGCATTAGGGGTAACTGCTGAGGAATTAAAGAAAGGTGTTGTGGTGAGTGGGTTTGATAATAATGTCACACCTGTAAGCTCAAAATTATTACCTGTTTTATCTTGGGTTCAAGCTGGATCAATGACATCTGTAGAATCAATAAACCCTTCAGAAATTGCTGAATGGCTCCCCCCTTTAAGTTCCGATGACCCTGATGGTTGTTTTTACTTGAAAGTTGTAGGTATTAGTAATTACCCAACCTATCAGGATGGTGATTATATTCTGATAAATCCATCTTTTCAGGTATGTGATTTGCTTTCTGAGGATCTAATTGTTGTACGTCATAATACAGATGCAACTTTCAAAAAACTGGTTATTGAAAGTGACGATCGCAAGTATTTACAAGCACTTAATCCAAATTTCCAGCCAAACATTATTGAATTTGAAGAAGGTATGGAGCTTGTAGGATTAGTTATTGATGCCTTTAGACCATTGGGTGGATCACGTCCTAAGCGCGTAAGAAAAAGTTAAATAGCTGCGAACCCGGCGCAGCCCCTTAGAACAGATCGGGTGGAGATAAATGTGAAAGAAAAATTTTTACAAGCTATACACGATAAACAGAAACTAAAAATTACTTTTTACTCGAAAGAAGATGGGCGGGATATTGAGAGAATATGTGCCCCTATGGACTTTGGCCCAAGCCGAAAAATTAAAGATGGAATCGATAGATTTCACATATGGGACTACTACCCCGACCAAGGTAAAAAGCCTCACCCTATTCCACTTGAGCCAAGATTTGTGAGAAATATGATTGTTCTTGACGAGCACTTTAATCCTAGTGAATTCATCACTTGGAATGTAAAAACTTCTCCTTGGCACTATCAAAGAGATTGGGGTCAATATTCATAATTTTTTCCAGCAACCAGAAGCATTGGTTTTGACTTAATTCAATAGCGTCATCTTCTTCAGGATTAGGCCCATTAAAAGATAGCATCCACGTTGTTCCTTCTGCGCCAATTGATTCAATAACTAATGGCGGAGATAATTTTTTATCAGTCATAATAATTCCCTATAACCCATCCCAGTGATGGGTTTTCTTTTGCCTATTAAAACATAGGAAATCGGAATTTCTATAAAAATATCGGATTACCTATTGACTACCAATATCGGAAATGCGATATTTACCTCACACACCAACCCAATGTGAGTGAATAAAATGTCAAAACCCACTAATGCAAAACAATTCATCGGTGATCTAAGCGGCGGTGTCTTCGCAAACCAGTTAGGTGCTGTTATCAGCATGGTTGCCGAAGGCGTTGTGAAGAACAACAAGAAAGGTCAAATCAAAATCACGCTTGATATTTCCCGTATCGGTGATTCAACACAAGTCGAAATCGCGCACACCCTTGCTTATGTCGAGCCAACCGCTAAGGGCAAACGTACTGAAGACACAACTTCTAAATCTCCAATGCATTTCAATGCTGGCGGTGACGTAACCCTGTTTGCTAATCACACCAGTCAATTATTTGAAGAACACAACCAGCACGAAGACGCATAAGCAGCTTCGCCAGTTTCTTTCTAACAACTTTTTCAATCCAAACCAGTAAGGTACTTAAAAAATGGAAAACTCAGCTAAAGATATCGTTGAACTCTCTAAGCCAGTACAACAACTTGATCGTGGTCAACTTGTAGCAGTTCACGAAAACTATAAAGTCGCTGATTTAGAACAATTCTTAAATGGTCGCAATCGTGCGCGTGGTGTTTTGACTACTCCTTCTTTTGAAGACTTCAAAAGCTATGTACTTCAACACTCAGAATCTGGACCAAAAAATGTGGCTTGCTCTGCTGATCAGCCTTATGTTGCACCACAAACTGCCCTTGTATTTGTAGACCATAAAAACGTAGCTGCAACTGCAATCTTAAACTTCACTCAAGACAACTTTGCTCAAGGCCATTGCGACCACAAAGCGACGTTAAAGCTTGAACCAACTGTAGTTTGGGAAAAGTTGAACAAAATTAAAGACGGCAAATTCAATCAAAAAAGCTTTGCAACATTGCTTGAAGATTGGGCTGGTGTTTTCGTAGCACTCACACCAAACAACGAAACTATTTCAATTGGTGAAGCATTGAATGCGGTGCGTAACATGAAAATCAGCGCAACGTCTTCAACTGAAAGCCAAGTCAATAATTTAAGCGAATCACGTTCTGTTTTAGAAAACGTCGAAGCATCTACAACGGTTGGCAAGTTGCCTGCGTACTTCGAAATTAAAGACACCGCTTACGTTGGATTAGACGAGAAGACAATCAAATTGCGCTTACTCACCAATGATTCAGAAGGCAGTCCTGTATTTGCCCTTCAGATCGTCAAAGAAGAATTACTTCGCAACGAGATCATTCAAGAGTTCAAAAATAAAGTTATTGCGCTGCTTCCAGACAATGAAGTTCGTATCGGTACATTCACGGCATAACACATAAACAATAGGCGAAAAAAAGCCCCGAAATTTTGGTAGAGGACGGGGCTTCTTTAGGGGGTATAGCGAAAGCTATAGGAGGGATTATGAACAAGGTTTCTATTAATTTCAAATCAGTTTTGTTGGGTTTAGGTGGTGCAGTAGCGATGACAGCAGTTTTTGCATCGGTACAGATGTATCAACCAGCAAAGCTACCAGTTGAAGAACAGCAACAAATCACTGTTTCTTCTGACAGCTACAAAGTGGATGTGCTTGATCTTGGTCCATACAACGACTGTCGCCTTGATTGCCACGCAACACTTCTTGCAGCCAATGACAGTTTTTTAATTGAAGTGAACTTCGATTATTCAGGTTTTGACAACGGCAATGGCTTCAATCGTGCTGACGGCATCCAGATAGATCGTCTTGAACCTGAGTTCGTTGGTGATGAATCAGGTGAAGAAATTAATGCCTACATTGACCGTTATGAACTCGTAAAAATCAATGAGGCGCTTGAAGACTCTATTGCTGTGAAACTTCAAAAGCTGGGAGGTTCTCATGGGTGAACTTATGGTTATTAAGCACGGTCCTAAAGGTCAACGAAATGAGCTGCAAGAACTGGTTTACAGAATGCTATGCCCTGCTGTTCCCAAAGACTATAGAGAAATCAACATTGGTAAATCGACTGTTTACGTGTCATTGGAAGGCTTCCCATGGCAAACCATTAAAACACGTGACCCTTTAAGCAGTCACCACAATGGTGAGAAATGGGGTTGGAACCCGCTCAAAGTGAAGGGTTCTGGTCGTTTCGGTGGTGGTTGGGCTTTTAAGTTTGGCATTACCTCTAATCAAGATTTCCGCGAAATGATCATTGATGTAGGTATCGGCTCAATTCGTTTGGAAATCATGGGGAAACGTGGAGGGTTTAGAGCATGAAAATCAAGCAAATCACCTCTCAAAACCGTCGAGATTTCACAGCAATTTATGAATGTGAACACTGCGGAAATACCGAAACACGTGAAGGTTACGATGATGAATATTTCCATCGTAACGTCATACCAGCAATGGTTTGTGTGAACTGTCAGCGTACTGCTGATGATAGTTACCGCCCTTTGGCTCCTAAATATTCTGAAAATCAGGTGGTGTGATATGAATACCCAAGTAAATCACGAAAAATTCTTAGCAGGTCGTAAAAAAGGAATCGGCGGTTCAGACGTTGCAGCAATCCTTGGTTTCAGCCCATACAAGTCACCATATCAATTGTGGTTAGACAAAACTGGCCGTAGTGAACGCTCAGAGTCTCAAAGTGAATCAGCACACTTTGGTCATCTCCTTGAAGATGTAGTTGCAAAGGAATATTCACGTCGTGCTGGTGTAAAGGTTCAGCGTGTAACTCAGCAATTAAGTTTGCCTGATCATCCTTGGGCAATTGGCAACATTGACCGTGCAATTATCAATCCTGAAATTTCAGGCAATGTGCGATTTAAAGATGGCAAGCTGACTACAGATCAACTTCTCGAATGTAAAACAGCTTCTGAATACCTTGCAAAACTGTTTGGTGAAGAAGGTTCAGACCAAGTTCCAGACTACTACCTTACGCAATGTCTTTGGTATCTCCTACTTTCAGGCTGCCAATTCATTGACCTTGCAGTGCTGATCGGTGGCAACAAGTTCCGTATGTATCGCATTGAACGTGATGAAGACTTGATTGATTCAATTTTTCGTCAAGTTAAAGCGTTCTGGTTCAACCATGTGGTTGCTGATGTCCCACCCGATCCAACTTGTTTTGATGATGTATTACATCGCTGGTCTAAGCACGTTGTTGGTAAACAAGTCGAAGCTGACTTAAAGCACATCAAATTGGCTGAAGAGCTAATCACTGTTCAGAATCGCCAAAAGGCTGACAAGGCGCGTGAAGATGAGATCAAGCTACAGATCGTTACCACCATGCAAGATGCAGAAATGCTGATTAGCCAAGGCATGACTATCTGTACCTACAAAGAACAATCATCTACTCGTATCGACAGCACGCTGTTGAAAAAAGAAGAACCTGATTTATTTGCGAAATACAGCAAAACATCCAGTACGCGTGTTTTCCGTACCTCAAACAAATTTAAAGAAGCAATTTAAGGAATATTTATCATGAATGCATTAGTTCAAAACACTGGATTTTTAACTCCTACTAACCTTCAAGAAGCGATGCAAATTGCTGATTTATTGGCGAACTCTGAAATTGTCCCAAAGGACTATCAGAAAAAGCCTGGCAACATTTTAGTTGCTATGCAATGGGGTGCTGAAATTGGCTTGCAACCACTTCAGGCCATGCAAAATATTGCAGTAATTAATGGTCGTCCTTCGCTTTGGGGTGATGCTGTTCTTGCCTTGGTTCGTAGTTCAGGATTGCTTGAGCAGTTTGAAGAGACTCAAACCGATGACGTTGCAACTTGTATCGTTAAACGTAAAGGCCATAAAGCCGTTACCAAAACATTCAGCAAAGAAGATGCAAAACGTGCAGGTTTGCTTTCTAAAGCTGGTCCTTGGTCTCAATATCCACGACGCATGATGCAAATGCGTGCACGTGGCTATGCATTACGCGATGAGTTCACGGATATTCTTAAAGGTTTTGGGGTTGCTGAAGAAGAGCGCGATAAAGAAATTGATGTGACTCCTGAGCCATCAAATATCAAGAAGCATCAAGGCGCATCTGGTCTAAAAGCACAGTTAGAACATCGTAAACAACAGGACAAATTTGTTGATATGGCACCCGAGTTCGACACAACAGCTCTAATTGCAGAAATTGCTGCAGCAGAGTCACTGGATCAATTAAAACAAGTTGGTTCCACTGTGCCAGATGATTTAGGCGAGCCGGCTCAAACAGATATTAAAAATGCCTATGCTGCGAAGAAATTCTACCTTCAGTTAGTTGTTGATATTGAAGATGCAGCCGATGTTGAAGTTATCAATTCAATCATGGGTGAACGATTTGAACCTAACACCTCATATCTAACCGACGAACAGATCGACAAGATCAATTCGATTTACGAACGCAAAGCAGCTGAATTAACAGCATAACTCTGGCATGTGGTGCCCTCATCAATGAGGGTGCCAATAGTGAGATCAAAGATGAATCCAACTATTGAACAACGACATGCCATTGATATGGCGATTCAAGGACAATCTTGCAAAGTAACTGCCTATGCAGGTGCTGGTAAGACTTCAACACTGAAATTAATTGGTAATGCAAAGTACAACCAACACGGGATGTACCTAGCATTTAACAAGGCAATTGCGACTGAGGCGCAGTCTAAATTCAATCACAATGTGAAGTGCAAAACCTTTCACAGTCTTGCATATAACTCTGTGCCACGTTGGTTGACGAACAAATTGAAGAATCGTCGCCTTATGTCTAACCAGTTGGCATACCGCCATAACCTTGAAAATTATCATGTACCTGTCGCATTGGTAAAACAACGCGGTGAAGATGATAAAAAACGCTTATTCAATTCTAAGCATATGGCTAATGCCATGTTGAATGCAGTTGGGTATTTCTGCCGTTCGAATTACAACGAGATCCAACTGGCGCATGTATATGCTGCCCTGCCTGACTGGATGGATGACACCTATCGCGCAGAGTTGGCTAATGTTCTTTTACCAAAGGCATATGACTATTGGGGCGATATTCTCAACCCTACAGGTGTGAACAAATTAGAGCACGATCATTATTTAAAATATTGGGCTTTAAGTAATCCAGTGATTAATTCAGATTTCATCCTGTTCGATGAAGCACAAGATGCCGATCCGATCATGCTGAATGTGTTGAGTAAGCAACAAGCTCAAGTCATTTATGTAGGTGATCGTCACCAGCAAATTTATGCTTTCAGAGGCGCGGTCAATGCCATGCAATCACTGGAAATTGCTGAGACACGTTTAAGCCAGTCATTCCGCTTTGGTGAAAATGTTGCTGATCTTGCAAATAAGATTTTATTCAATGTCTTGGATGAAACTATTCCGTTACGTGGCTTTGAGCAAATCGATTCCAGTGTTGGCAATGTCCGTGATGAAGTTGCAGATGCATTCATCTATCGCACCAATGCCGCGGCCCTATCGAACATGGTTGAGTTGGTAAAAATTGGACGCGAACCACGCTTAGAAGTTGATACATCCTCTTTGTTGAAAAACATTCAAGATGCTCAAAAAGTTAAATCAGGCATCAAAGTTCACGACGGTAGCGTATTTGAAGGCTTTAGCAATTGGGAAGAAGTCATCGAGTACACAGAAGAAGTTTCAGGCAATGATCTTAAACCACTGGTGAGCCTGATCAATTCAGTTGGTGAAGCTGCTTTGATTGAAGCATTGATGAAAAGCAACTCAAGTGATTTCGATTGCGTTGTGACTACAGCCCATAAATCGAAAGGTCTGGAATTTAACAAGGTCAAACTTGGTGGTGACTTCTTCTATAAAGAAGCGGCTGCACCTGGTGAAAAAGTTCTATCCGAAGATGAAGCTCGACTTTTATATGTTGCTGCTACACGCGCCAAAAAAGAATTGGATATTTCGGCTTTAAACCCATTGTTCAAAGCAATTGGCTACAGCACTCAAACTCAACCTGAGGGACGAGAATTATGCGCGCAGTAGTCAAACCAAAGAACCTCTTAGGATTCAGAATCTGGTTAGAAAAACTAGGTTATGACGTAAATGCATTAAACGGTGGTTTTGCAGCAAGAGCTAAAAGCCGTGAAGCGCAAAAGGCCTATAAAAAGTCACATCACTATGTGCGTGTAGGTGCCGACTTATCGGGTAACCCAGCAGCGCATGAGCTTGGGACTGAATATGAAAGCCACTTAAAAAGTGTGGATTACACGGTGGTGTAATCACTTACCTACTTTAATAGATAAGTAGGCATCAAAATCAGCGTAATTAACTAATTTAATAGATAAATGGTGGGATGATGGATATTCAGAAAGAAAAAATTGCAATTGAGATTGAGCATGGTTTTTTAATTGGTGTAGATGGTGCGGATTTGGCGACTGAGTTTTGTAATACATATGTTCGAGAGGCAATGATTGAGATTAGCGGTCTTAGCACCAAAGAGGCTGTTAGCTTTGTGGGTAGTGTTGCAGGTCAATCGCTGTCATTTATGTTTCAAAAAGTCAGCATAGATCAACTGGATTCTATTTTAGAACAAATTAAATCACATGTTATTACCTCTGCGGGTGTGGTCGAAGCACAGGAGCAAAGTCATGAAAGCGAATGAGTTTGTTAAGAAATTTGGGTGGGAAGAAGCTTCCGAAATAGTTGCAGGTGTGCCAAGCAAATATATGGAGTGTTATTACTCGACGCTACATTGGTGTAATAGAAATAAAAAATATTCAGACAGATTCAAGCCAAGAATTGACTTGGTAAACATTGCTGATCTAAAACGCCTTGTTGAATCGTATGAGTTGATCAATGGTTTAGGTGGATACGAGAAGGCTAAAAAAGCTTTTGATGAACTTTGTGAGCATGAAAAAGACTTAATCACATGTGGTCGAGTTGTGTTAACTAAAAATGAGTTGTCTGATGCTCTCCTTGAATACCGCAGAGCAAATAATATTTTCGAGATGGATGATTGCATTATCCATGATGGTGAATTAAAGGTTTTTGCGATGTGGTCAACTGCTATTGAGGGCTGTGCTTATATTGGTTATGCGTATGCGGAAGATGGAGAAATGGCTGATAAGGGTGAATTCCGACACGCCACTGATGAGGAAATTGAAGCAGGCAAAAGACTGGAAAGTTTAAAGGAGGATGTTTGA